AAAATTTTTTAAGACTCTCTCTCGCTTGTGGCAACATAAATTCCTCAAAATCAATTAACATCTGTTCTCTTATCTTTTTAGTAATTACATCTAAAGACATAAGCAGAGTCTCGTCAGATTCAGAACTCTTTAACCAGGACTCTATTTTCTTCTGAGTTTTCAAAGGGATCCATATTGTATAAATTGTAAAATATAGAAAGAAGGAAAAAATCCAAATAGCGTAAAAGGTTTCGTCGTTCATATAATCAAATCTCTGATTGTTTGTTTGACTGCTTCCGTTCCCCAACCTTTCCTTAATAGACAGGTATTGACGTATAATCCTTTTGTGTACTTATTTTGTAGAAGTTTTGGAGTATCTCTTTTGTAACCGTTCACACAATCGTGAAAGTCTGAGATTAATTGCGTTCCTTCTTCTGGAGTTATCGGGTCTGGAGCAATTTCTTCTTTAATTTCTTTTATGATATTTTCAGCCGATGGTATATCAATATCTTTTAAATATTTTATAACCTCATCTAAAATATCTAAAGTCTCATCTACTGAATGATAGATTGAGGCCAGAACAACCGGTTGTGGCACATTGAGATCTATCTCAAAGGGGAGAGGTTCGGCAAGTGCAATTAATTTAGATACTGCGTCTGCTCTCTTATCAATCTTAGCAAACCCTAACCACAACCCAAAAAGAATAACAGGTTGTAAGACAGATACCAGGGGAGGAATAATTCTATTCCACTTTATCCCCTTCATTAACTCCTCAAAATCCTTTTCACTTTTTGGAAGTTTCATATCCGATACCCCGTTAAGATGCATGATATTGCTCCATTATTAGAATCCTGAGCGGCTTGGATCTTAACGCTTGAATTTGGTGGTATGATGAATTCAAACATTTTAGGTTGCAGACCAATATTATTAACAAGGACTACGAATTTCTCGACAAATAAAGCCTGTCCGTCCACTGATACAATATAACTTAAAACCTCACCATCACTAATTCCACTCCAGTCTATACCTAACGTTATCCGTGTTAAATAGAAAGCAGAGGGATTGGTATAATTAAGGAGGGTGACAGCGGAAGAGGTGAGAGGATAACTTCCACTCCACCCGTAAATATTACCGTCCTTTACCCTTGAAATAGATTTAGATGCGGCTAGGGTCATGCATAGACTCTACCGACTATAACAGCACTTCCAATATAGGTAGCTGTATTTGAATTGGTATCTATTTGGGCAATAAGGGTAGTTAATGGAGGAATCAAAATATCACATACTGCTGTAGCAGGTGTTAACGCATCAATTGACGTAGCTTTTAGAACCAATACAGTAGATCCGTTAAGAGTGACCAATAAAGTGGAGATTACTCCAGTCGAAGGATCAGTATTCAATACGTTAGCGTTTAATTGAATAGTTCCAACAATATATTCTTTCCCTGTTGTGAACTCCAAAATATTACTGGTTACTTCACTAGCAGGGGCTGTATTGTAAGCATAACAATGTTCACCTATTATGGTAAGACCTGGTTGCGTACCTGAATAGGTAGCATTACTCCCTATCTTCGTTCTAGCCATGCAAGGCTTACTCGAAGTAGAGTGTTACAGATCCAGACGAAGCCGCCATACTACCGCCGCCACTTACCTGGATAGCAATTTGTAGATCTATATTGTTAACTCCAGATATACCGAAGGCAACAGGAACGGAATTAAAACCGACTGCACATGCCGCATCGGCTGTATCTCCAGCTATTCCCATGATGGTAAAGTTCTGTTCTGACATATTAGATCCGAGTAAACGGCATACGACCTGGTATCCTTTGGCATTAAATCCGTCCATGGCACAATCTACCCTGGATATCCTAGTTGATCCCTGTGGCACCTGGATATTACCCAGGTTACTACTGTTCATATTATCAGTTAAAGAAAAATATTCTTTATCCGTGGGCGTGCTATCAAAACTTCTCTGTATCGTGGTTGTTACCATTTTATAATCTGAAGTAAAGTTTACTTCCTCCTAGTTTTAGTGATGGGAACTGTTTCCTGGCAAATGCGCCAAGTATGGCAATGCCTGAAGCAGTCACTAACGTCTTTCTCCCTGTGTCGGTACCGATCATATCGATTGCGTTACCTGCTAGGGTATTGAATGCGGTTCCTAGTTGACCGTCTGTTATATCTTTGAGTACTCCCTCAGTTACTGAGGTTTTACCAAAGGATCCCGTTACTGATTTACCAGCGTTCAGGTAACTTGCGATGGCAAGGCCTGAAGCCATGCCCGTCACACTTGGGTGTGGAATTGATTTTCTCATGTAGCTCCTTTTGTTGTTCTTTTTATTGTTCGTTGCCTTACGGGGCTTACCGTTTCTTCGTGATGTGGACGCATCGTAAGATTTTTTAGAGATCAACTTACCGTCACGGAAATACATCCAACGACCGTTTTTAGTTCTCTTACGATAAACCCCGACAGGCATAACCGATTATAGTTTAATCCATTATATAACTGTATTCCCTTCCGTTCCAGTTAAGTAGCAGTTACCTTATGGTATAGTATGGACGCATCAAAGAATGAATTGATTAAGCCTGACATTTCTTCACCATTGAAGAAGCGTGACTCCTACCTTTCAGTAAGTGAGGATGATATGACCCTGGTTACTGTTGATCTCGCAGAAGATTGTAAGATTCAGACAGACGGGGGTATAAAAGACGGTGTGAAGGTTACATGCCGTGTAGTTGATACTAAAAACTACCTTGATGAAGATGGAGTAAAGCAATTTACATACCATCCACAGGAGGAACTTAAATTAAAAGAGTCATACTCTACCTCATCCTTTTATCTGTTGAAGGATTTTAAGACAGCATCACACTGGCCTAAAGAAGGAATCTTCTATTGGGTATGGAAAGCAAGTGACGGTCTGCGTTGGGAACAAGCATGAAGGATCATACTGGCTCTAGTATATCTGATTACTACGATTCGTATCCTAATGAATGGTCAGAGGATGAAGTACAGATGGTTATAGCCCACGAGTTAATTCTTATTAGAGTCGCATTACAATCATTAACCTCCAGGTGTGAGTTGAATGTTAACGAGGATTACAAGTAATGCCTCTTTGCTCATGCTATAACATGAACTGGGGTCGTGTATCGGCGACCTGCTCTCTATGTGGTCGTAAGATTAATGGGGGAGCTTAGGGTATGAAGGGGTTAGGGTTGCGAGTTTGGTGTGTCAGAGTGCGTTGTAAGTGCGTTATTTCTGCAATCCCATGCCTTGTACTGCGTCAACCTTGCGTTTCGGTCCTTTAGCCGCCGCTTCTGTAATCATCGGTAACATTTTAGAAGCCAGGTCTTGAACATACCAGGGCTGACCGCTTAGATCCTGAGTGATATTATGCAACAGAGACAAATTAGAACCCTCTTCCGAGCCTTTCAATTCCTGAGCGGCATTTCCCATTGCTCCTGCCCAAAATTTTTTAAGACTCTCTCTCGCTTGTGGCAACATAAATTCCTCAAAATCAATTAACATCTGTTCTCTTATCTTTTTAGTAATTACATCTAAAGACATAAGCAGAGTCTCGTCAGATTCAGAACTCTTTAACCAGGACTCTA